CGGGTTACGACTTGCGCAGGATGATGATGCCGCGCGGATTCAAGACGGCCATGCCGACCAATTCGTCCATTACCCATCCCTTGTGGAATTGCTCCACCAGGTTGTTCTCCTCGACGTCCAGCGAATACATCACTGGGAATACACCGAGGAATGACGGGTCCGGAGTCAGGTAGGTCGTGCCCGGAGGGATAATGATCGACTTGCCAATTTGGAATTCACCAAACTGAACAATTCGCTCACCCGCGACAACGCTGTCCTTAAAGGCCCAGCCGGTCGTGTTGATATCCCACCGGTAAAAGTCACGGTATTCCTGCGGGTTGCACAGCAAACGAGAGCTGTCCAACAGACGCTGGTCCGTGAGCGTCACGGCGGTATACAGGTCATCGGGGCTCAGGTAAGTGCCCGCGACCTGGATCTCGTTAGGCAGAGCACCCGATCCCGGAACCGACGTCGGGTCGACGTTACGGTATTCCGCTGCTGAAACTTCCAGCAAAGTGATCAGGCGCGCATCCTCCTGGCGCATGATTGCCTGCTTGGTCATATCCTGGGTGTATTCCACGATATTGCTGCGCAGGTAATACAGGTCTTCCTTCTTGATCTTCGGGAACGAAGCAATACGGAAGAGCAGGATCTCGATACGCTTGCCTTCGAAGGGGGTGATCTTAATTTCACCCTCGTCGCCGTGCAGCAAATACGCCTGACCGAGGTCGTCCAGAATGTCATACTGAACTGGCACGCCTGGGGTCAGGGTGTCTTCCAATAGGACATTACGCAGGATTCCCTGGTAACGCAGCTGCAGCTGGATCGGGCCGATCATGGACTGACCCAGACGGATCATTCCATTTTGGCGGTCGCCCAGAATATTGGCCAGCTTGATCTGCTTGTCGCGAGCGGAGAGCTTACGCCCACCCATCTTGCGCATCACAGACTGCATGTCCGAGACATACTCGTCCGACTTCTTCGCAAAACGCCCGAAGCCAGAGGCGGTAGCAGTGAGAGTCATTTCTACCTTCCTTAGCTTCCACCGACAGCGACAGAGCTGGCGAAGTTGAACGGGTTGAGGCGGACCAGGATGACGTCAGTCGACTCGACGTCGACCAGTTCGGCAACAGCGTTGCTGTTGTTCGCGCCGGTCGGGGTGAGCAGGCCGACATCGTTGGCCGTGAGCAGGGTGCGTCCACCGTCGGTGGGGTTGAGCCCGCTCCAGTTGGCATTCAAGTCGAATGCTGGCGACAGAATCTCGAAGACCGCGTCCGGGCCACCATTCCACACAGTGAAAAGATTGGTTCCGGTAGCAGTTACTTCATCGATACCGAGATTCGGGGCCACGAATAGTGCGGCAAGACCAAAGGGCTTTGCGTTCGCACTCGGCAGTACCGGAGTCGCGCTCGCGGACGTGCCTGCAGATCCTGTGGTGAACGGAGTAAAGATTTCCGCCGTGAGACGTGACATTACGGTTCCGGGAAGGATATCGAATGTACGACCCCAGCTGGGATCCAAAAATCCACCATAGGTAGTTGCCTGGTGCTGCGCATAAATTGGACGCAAGGTACGCTTTTGCGCAGGGTTGGCTACTGTGGGCCTAAACATTGTTTTCTCGCCTCCTTTCGAAGGTTTCCTAGGGGTCAGCCCATAAAGAGCAGACCGTCAGTTTCGGGACTGGTTGCGGCATTCTTGGTGATCCCAGAGCCACTCGCACCGGAGGTGCGGCGACTTCCGAGCCCACTTGGAATGACGTTGGTCCCGCGAGAACCCACAGCGGCGACCTTGCGTGCGGTACGTGTCTTCCGGTCTGCCAGTACCGCTTCCAGCAGTCGGATCTCGCGCCGGACATAAGGCTGGCGCAGAGTCTCGAACATCGCGGCAAGACGCCAGCGATCCTCGGGACGGTAGGTGTTGGGCATCGCCTTCACGTAGGCTTCTGCGCAACGCATCGCCTCGGTTCCGGTGGCCAACTTGACGCTGGACTCCTTGCCCTTATCGGGGGCCCAGGTTCCAGCCATGCCGTCCACGACATCCAACTCGGGATCGGCAATCTGGTCACCGGCATTGTGCGCGAAGTCGCCTAGATCGAACTGGCTGGCCTGCGCCTCGGCGTCAGTGACATTCTTTACGGGGGCCTCTACGTCAATACGTCCCTGAGGTGCTGCTACTGACAGCGACTCGTCT